AATGAAACTGATGGGGAAGAAATAGTGGCGTTTAAAGATTACATAAAAGGTAAAAAATTAGTAGGCAAAAAAACTAATTTAAAAACAACGTATAAAGGTAAACCTGTAAATAGACCTGTATATATAGACAAAAATGGTAAACCAGTATCTGAAATTTCAAGAACATTTGAATACAAGAATAAAGTAATAAATATACCAAGTGTACATAGGGGGTATCAATTTAAGATATCAGAGTTAAGAGACATGCTAGATGAAGGAGTTATAAAGCCAACAAGCACAAGTAAAGTTAATTTAACTAGCAAAGCAACAGGTAATCCTACTGCTGATTTAAAAACTCAATATAAGACTATGGGTAAAAAAGCAGGACAAAGAAGCACTAATTTACAGATGAGGAAAAAATAACATGGCTATGGACACACACAAAACTAAGTCTGGTAAAACAGCTAAGAAGGGTCTTTATTACAACATTAACCAGAAGAAGAAGGCTGGTACAAGTGCTACTAAGAAGAAGTCAACTATATCTACCAAAGCATACGCAAATATGCAAGCAGGCTTTCCTAAGAAAAAGAAAAAGAGTTAGACATGAAATATGACCGTGACGAACTAGTTAAGATGGTAGCTTTACACGAGGGGATTGTTCTCAACGTCTACCAAGATCATCTTGGCATAAATACAGTGGGGATTGGTCGTAACTTAGATGACAGAGGTATCACAGACGGTGAGCTTTTGTTTATGAACAAGACTATAGATGATGTTTACGACAATGGTCTTACAGAAGAAGAAGCCTACTATCTGTGTATGAATGACATAGCTATTGTAGAGAAAGAGTTACTAGACAGTAAGCCTATCGTAAATCAGCTTAATGATGTACGACAAATGGTACTTGTTGACATGGCATTTAATATGGGTGTTCCAAGATTAAAATTATTTAAGAACATGTGGTTGGCGATAGAGAAAGTTAACTATCCTCTTGCTTGTGAAGAAATGATTGACTCAAGATGGGCAAGTCAAGTGGGAAATCGTGCAATGAAGTTATCTTTAGCAATGAAGAATGGAGAGTGGATATGAATTTAAATAAAAGATATCAACAACCTAGAAAGGCACAACAAGATAATAATGTGTTTGATGATAAGAGAACAGGTAGAAAAGTATATAATAACTATTCAGGTAACGTTTTTAAAAATCCGGGTGGGGTTAGAGCATTTATGAAAGAAATGCAATCTTATAAAAAGAAAATATAGATATGTCTGAAGAGAAAAAGAAGTGTGACACCTGTGAATGTTACGAATGTGATAAAGAAGAATGTAACTGTGACTGCCACAAGGAGGTAGAAGGAGTACCTGTGTGATTGAGTTTGTGTTAGTGTTTATGATGGGATTAAGAGTAGTAGACCAAACACAAACCTTCCAAGATTTAGATAGATGCCTATACTTCGCAGAGAGATTACACAAACAACCTTCAATACCACAAAAGGAAGGACCTAACTTACAGATAACTGCATATTGCAAACCAATGAGGAAAAGATAATGGTAGTCGCTGAAATTTTAACGGGTATCGCATTAGTGCAGAAAAGCGTTGAGTTTATAAAATCAAACATTGGTACAGCAAACGACATTAAAGATATAGCTAAACAAATAGATGGCTTCTTTACTGGTGCTGATCAAATGAACAAAAAAACTGGCAAAGGTTTGTCCATAGCAGAACAGTTTGGTTCAGTAGAAAATTCAGCCACAGATTTTATAGACCGTAAGTTACTTGAAGAAAAACGTGACGAACTAAAGATGATGATCAATATGAGATTTGGTCCTACTGCATGGGATGAGATTATATCCGAAAGAGCTAACAAGATTAACGAAGTTAAAGAAGCACAAAGATTACAAAGGGTAGAAGCAAGACAACACCAAAAAGAATTAGTTGATACTCTACAAACTATAGGTATTATTTTCTGTGTAATTGCAGTTTTGTTTATAGGGGTAGTTGTTACATTCAAAGCCTTTGCATACGAATACAAATCTAAAGAATACACAAGACAACAAAAGATACATCAAGGTAAGATAACACAGCCTCAATACACTCGATGTTTACGTAAGAAGATGGTTTCGTACAAAGGTGGATTAGCCTGTATATATCAGGGTGCAGGTAGAACATTTGAGATTGAGTTTACTGATAAGAGCATAGGATGTCCTAGACAGTATCAATGCATATACAATCCGGGAGGTTCTGAACCTAACATAGATGACGTAATGAAGAGTCTGCGAGACATAGCTAAATAAACTTCTTGCTATTTATACAATTTATGTGTATAATCAGACAACAGGGAGTTCGTATGAAAAACTTAGCAGCACAAGCATTAGCCTTTCAGTATAAGTTACAGATAGACAATGCTACATCGTTAATAAACGTAAACCATAAGCCACTTCAAGAACTAGATAAAGCACTTGGCGAAATGGTAATAGCTAATCAAAAGTTACAGTTACTTAACAAGATAGTAGCTGAAAACAATCCCAAAGAGATTGATACCTCCGAAAGTAAGTAATACATGGCAAGCACATATCTTACGTTAGTTAATAATGTACTGAGAGATATGAACGAAGTGGAGTTAACAAGTTCTAACTTTACTAGTTCTAGAGGTGTACAAACTACCGTCAAAGACTACATCAACAGAGCTATATCTGATATACTTAACTCTGAACTAAACTGGCCCTTTACTAGAGCAGAGGGTGCAGTTGATGCAATTGCAGGTAAGCAACTATATAGTTTTGAATCTATAGCGTCTACTCTTAAGTACATAGACTACGACAATGTATTTCTAGAAGCAAAAGATTACATTGCAAATGGTGACTTTGAAATAGATGGTTCAGCTAGTATAACTAACTGGACTACAGTATCAGGTTCTCCTGCTGCAAGTTCTAAGTTTGGTAACACACTTTTACTTACTAGTGCAAAGGCAACACAAGAAGTAACTGATTTAATTGTAGGTAGGTCTTATACCATACTAACTCAGATAAGTGGTGCTACTCTTACTTTAGATGTGGGTACTAGTTCAGGTGGCACACAAACTAAGTCGTCTACTCTTACCATAGCAAGTGGCAACGAAGTCTTAATATCCCAAACAGTTTTTACAGCAACAGCAACAACTCACTATGTTACATTTACAGAATCAGCAGGGTCTGCGGCTTTTGTTAAGTTGGTGCAACTTATGGAAGATGTAACTGCTATACCTCTTAAGTATATATCTTACGAAGAATATAACGAGAAGTACAGAGAACGAGACGCTAGACCTACTACAGATAAGTTTGCTGATCCAGAATACGTATACACAACATACAACAACGAATTAGGCTTGACTCCTATACCTGACACAAGCAATAGAACATTAAAGTTTGATTACTACGTAACAAACACTGATCTAACAGCTCACGGTGACACAGGAATAATCCCGACAAGGTTTGAACCAATAGTCAATGCACGTGCAAAGTACTACACCTACATGTTTAGGTCAGACGTACAGACAGCACAATACGCCCTCAAAGAATACGAAGACGGTATTAAACGGATGAGGGTCGAACTAATAAACAGAAAGAATTACATGAGGGCAGTATAGTTGGCTGACTTAAGTGAAACCGCTGCATTTCCATTCGTCTGTGAAGGTGGATTAGTTCTTAACCAATCTACGTTTATAATGAAACCCGGACAGGCTTTGGAGCTAGAAAACTTTGAACCTGACATTGATGGTGGGTACAAAAGGATAAACGGTTTTAGCAAGTACGTATCTGCAGTTGTTCCTTTTACATCAAGCAGTGGTGAAGAAGTTCTTATGGTTGCATCATTTGCCGACAAGGTTGTGGCAGCTAGAGGTACAAGCATATACCAAGCTACTCCTGCAGGATCATCTTGGACAAGCATAGATAGTGGCAGAACAAGTGCTACTAAATACAGCTTTGAACGATTTAACTTTGATGGCAACGACAAACTAATAGTTGTGGATGGTGCAAATGCACCTACCGTGTTTAACACATCATTTAGTGCAACAGACGTAAGTACAAGTTCTGTATCAGGCTCTAAATTTGTAGTTGCATTTAAAAACCACATGTTCTACGCAGGTAAATCAACAACTAAACAAGAAGTCGTATTCAGTGAACCTTTTGATGAAGATGGTTTTGACGCTTCAGATGGTGCAGGTAGCATCAAGGTCGATGACACAATCGTAGGACTTAAGGTTTTCCGTGATAATTTATTTATCTTTTGTGAAAACAGAATATTTAAACTAGGTGGTAGTTCATCTAGTGACTTTGCTGTTGTACCAGTTACAAGAAACATCGGGTGTATAAATGGTAACACTATTCAGGAATTTGCTGGTGACCTTATCTTTCTTGGTCCTGATGGCTTGCGTACCATCGCAGGTACAGCTAGGATCGGTGACGTGGAGTTGGGAACTATAAGTTCTAATGTGCAACCTTTGTTTGATAGACAGATAGCTAACTCTACAAAGTTTGAGTCTTTGGTTATACCTGACAAGACACAATACAGAATATTTTTTACACAAGACAACGTAGCCGAAAATGGTACTACAGGTGTTATCTGTGTTATGAAAGGTCAAACGTTTGAGTTCTCTAAAGTAAAAGGAATCAAGCCAACTTGTACAGATACGTTTGTAGATGATGGAGATGTTATTGCTCTTCACGGATCAATATCAGGTTTTATTCAAAGACAAGAACAGGGCAGTGATTTTGATGGGGTAGCAATAAATGGAAAGTATCGTAGTCCAGACCTTACAATGAACGATCCGGGAATACGTAAGCACATGCAGAAAGTTGTAATTAACTACGCACCTGAATCAACTATTGATGCAGATTTGTTTGTTAGATATGATTACGAAAGTGCGGCATCCACTAGACCAGCAGCATACCCTCTTGATTCAGCAGAAGTGGCAATACTTTATGGTTCATCAACTTACGGAACAGGGGTTTATGGAGGCCCTTCCCAACCACTTGTTAGACAGGCAGTTGAAGGTTCAGGATTTGCAGTAGCATTAAGAGTTAACGATGGAGGTACTACTGCACCCTATTCAATAAAAGGATTTCAGTTAGAATACCAATTAGGAGCAAGACGTTAAATGGGAGCAACATACACTAGACAGTCTACGTATACTGACGGTGATACAATCACTGCGGCACATACCAATGACGAGTTTGATCAATTACTAGCGGCATTTGCAACAAGCACAGGACATACCCACGATGGTACGACTGCAGAAGGTGGACCTATAACTAAGTTATTAGGTAACACACTTACGTTTGGAGCAGGCACAGCAGGCACAGATATAACTATTACATACGATGGCGAAACCAACGATGGTGTAATGAAATGGATGGAAGACGAGGACTATTTTGAATTTAGTGACGACATACTTATTGCTTCTACAGAAAAGCTACAATTTAGAGACACAGCAATATACATCAATTCAAGTACAGACGGACAACTCGACCTCGTAGCTGACACAGAAATACAGATAGCATCCACGACTATTGATATGAATGGTGCAGTGGATATATCAGGTAACTTAGGAGTTGGTGGCAACCTTACTGTAACAGGTACAACCACATTCAACGGTGGCACACTTACTCTTGGCGATGCTAACACAGATAACATTGTGTTTGGTGGCGAGATAGATTCTGACATTATACCTGACGATGATGACACTCACGACTTAGGATCAGCTAGTAAGCAGTGGAAAGACATATATATTGATGGTGTTGCTTATCTAGATTCAATAGATTTAAATGGTACAACAATTACATCTACTGCCGCCGAGTTAAACATTCTTGACGGTGTAACCTCTACTGCAGCTGAGTTAAATGCTTTGGATGGCATTACAGCAGTCGTAGGTGAACTTAACGCACTAGACATAGGTAGTACTGCTATTGGTACTGCTGTTGCTTCTAAGGCAGTCATACTAGATGCTAATAAAGACTACACAGGAATAAGAAATCTTACACTAGCAGGTGACTTGACCATATCAGGTGATGATTTGACTATGGCTACTAACACAGCAGGTGCTTTACTTATAGCTGATGGTACAAACTTTAATCCTACAGCAGTGGGTGACTTATCTGAAATTTCTACAGTAGCTAACGATGATGTATTCCTAGCAGTAGACACTTCAGGTGGTGGTCTTAAAAAGATTACTAGAAGTGCAGTCGTTGCAGGTCTTGCTACATCAAGTGCTATATCAAACTTATCAGAAGACAGCACTCCACAATTAGGTGGCAACCTAGATTTAAATGGTAATGATATTGTTACTACATCAAATGCTACATTAGACCTTGCACCAAACGGAACAGGTACAGTCGTTATCAGAGGTAATACAAATTCTGGTGCAATAGTATTTAACTGTGAATCTAACTCACATGGACAAACAGTTATTGCTCAACCACATTCTGCAAGTGTAACAAACACTATGTTACTTCCAGCAGGTGCTAACTCAACTCTTGTATCTCTTGTATCAACAGACACACTAACAAACAAAACACTTACAAGTCCTAAAATTAATGAAGATGTAGCTGTAACATCCACAGCAACAGAACTTAATCTTCTTGATGGTGTTACAGCCACAACAGCAGAGTTAAACATTTTAGATGGTGTTACGTCAACTGCTGCTGAACTAAACATACTAGATGGAGTTACATCAACTGCGGCAGAACTAAATGCCTTAGACGGTATAACAGCAGTAGTAGGAGAACTTAATGCTCTTGACTTAGGTGCGACAGCAGTAGGTACAGCGATTGCATCAAAAGCAGTTATATTAGATTCAAACAAAGATTACACAGGTATAAGAAACTTTACTGTAAGTGGTGAGTTAGATGCTGCAACAGGAGATTTCTCTGGTGATGTTGATGTAGATGGTACGTTAGAAGCAGATGCAATCACGATTGGTGGTACTGCTGTAGCTTCTATTTTCAGTCCTATTGCAGGTGGTACAGGCATACTTACAACAGGTGCATTAGATGCAGGGTCAATTACAAGTGGGTTTGGTACTATTGATAATGGTGCAAGTACAATAACAACAACTGGAGTTATCACAGGTGGTACACTAGAAGCCACAACGGATACAGCAGCAGGTGATAATGCAGCGATTGGTTACACAGCAGGTGAAGGATTAATACTTACAGGTCAGGGTTCAACTTCAGATGTAACCATTAAGAATGATGCAGATGCCACAGTCGCTTCTATTGCAACTGGAACAACTGTTTTTACAATGGCAGATGATGTATTTGTTACTGGCAGAGCTGCAGGAACTATGACAACAGATAATGATGGAAGTCTTGATTTAGCTGTAAGTAATAACTTCAAAGTGACTACAGGAGGAGATTTAACATTAACTCTTACAAATCCTGCTATTGGTCAGTCAGGTAACATATTGTTTATTAATGCAAGTAATCATACAATATCAGCACACGCATCTATATTGATTAATGCAGATGTATTAACTGCCATATCAGCAAGTGGTAGTTATCATCTAACATATTATGCAACAGCGACTAGTGGTAACAATACCATACTAGTGTCAGCTTCAGCCATACTAACATAGGGAACAAGTATGAGTTTAATAGCAAATGGTGCAGGAGAAAGTGCCGCTTCTAATTTTTACAGTGGAGCAGTTAGCAGTTCTATAAGGATGCAGAATGCTAGGTTAACTGAAACTCCGGGTGCTACTGGCAATGATAAAAAATGGACTTTTAGTGCGTGGATAAAAAGAGGAAATTTAGGAGCTTCATATATATTTGCAGGTACTCCTCACGGTGGTTATAATGGTATTGCTGCTATATATTTTAATGCTGCTGATCAATTACATACATATTATGATACGTCTGGTGCTAATCCTTACGGAGCAGTTGGTCCTCGTTTATATAGGGATACTTCTTCTTGGTATCATCTTGTTTGGGCAGTTGATGCAGCAAATACTGTTCATAAAATATGGATAAACAACGAGCTTGTTTCCACAGACACAGGTAAGTACCCACCTAATTATAACTATGGTATTAACAGAAGTGGTTCTGAAATGGTTATTGGAGATGGTTCTTGGGATAGCTACGGAAGTACAGATTTTAATGGTTATATGGCAGAAATTAATCATTGTGATGGTCAATATCTTGAACCAGATTCCTTTGGAGAGACGAAGAATGGGGTTTGGATTCCTTTAAAAGACCCTAGTTTAACTTACGGTACTAATGGTTTTAGATTACAGTTTTTGCAAACAGGCACTAGTGCTAACTCAAGTGGTATAGGTGCTGATACAAGTGGTCAAGCTAATCATTTTGCAGTTACTGCTTTAGCTGCTTCTGACGTTGTGCCTGACTCGCCAGAAAATAACTTCTGCACCCTTAACTCTGTAGGCAGAAGATATGGACATTCTTATAGTGGTACTTTTAGTGAAGGTAATTTAAAATTTGCAAGTTCAGGAAATTCTTCAATGGCTTTTGGAACTATGGCTATTAATGAAATAGCATCTCAAGGTGGTGTTTATTTTGAAATAAGACTAGATTCTCAAGATGTATCTAGAACTTATGTTGGTGTTATTGGTGATAATGGTGTTAACAATAAAAACTCAGGTTCAAATAATGCTTCATATTCATTACCAATCAAAGGTTTGCTAAGACCATCAGCACCTGATGGGTCTATGGCAGCGTATTTTGGAACGAGTACTAGTGCTTCTATGAATTTAAGTTCACATAATAGTAATTATAGTAATGGTGACGTAGTGGGAGTAGCAATTTTATCTGATGGAAAAACTTTCTTTCATAAAAATGGAACATATTTAGATGATTCTAGTGGTAATGTTGGTAATCCTTCAACTGGTGCAAATCCACTTGGAACTTTAGATTTAACTTTAGGGGATTGGGTTGCACATGTAGGATATAACTCTACTTTTAGTATAAATTTTGGGCAAGATGGTACTTTTAGTGGTCAAGAAACAAGTGGTGGCAATCAAGATGGAAATGGCATAGGTGACTTTATGTTCGCTGTGCCAACTAACTGTTTTGCTATTTGCTCAAGCAATATGGCAGAACCAACCATAGGTCCTAATTCAGATACACAAGCTGATGATTATTTTAATACAGTTCTTTATACTGGTAATGGTGGAACAGGTCATGCTATATCAGGTGTTGGATTTCAGCCAGATTGGACTTGGATAAAAGGAAGAAGTGATGCAGATTATAATTACTTAGTAGACAGTAGCAGAGGATATACAGAAAGACTTTTTTCTAATTTGACTGATGGTGCATCAGTAGAAGCTAATACAGTTACACAAGCAGATAGTGATGGTTTTACACTTGGAAGTGATGCAGGCGTTAATAGAAATAACAGTACATATGTAGCTTGGAACTGGAAAGCAAATGGTGGCACAACCTCAAGTAATTCAAGTGGCTCTATAACAAGCACAGTACAAGCAAATGTTGCAGCAGGATTTAGCATAATTTTGTATGCTGGAAACTCTACAAAAGGTGCTACAATAGGTCACGGATTAAGTGCCGCACCTGAAATGATATGGTTTAAAAGAAGAAACGCAAGTGCAGGTTGGGCAGTTTACAATAAAGATTTAACAGATAATGGTTATGCTTTGTTACTTAACAGTACTGCTGCTCAAGATAATAGAAACACTCAATTTTTAAATGAAACATCTCCTAGCTCTACATTAATAACTCTAGGTGATTGGAATGAAGCTAATGCAGGTTCTAATTATGTGGCATATGCTTTCCATTCAGTAGAAGGCTACTCAAAAATTGGCAGTTATATTGGAAATGGCTCTACAGATGGTACGTTTGTCTATACTGGATTTAGACCTGCTTTCTTAATGTATAAAAGGACAGATTCAACTGGAAATTGGTTAATAGATGATAACAAGACACAAACTTTTAATCCAGACAGTAATTATTTGTTGGCTGATACGTCAGATGCAGAGGGTGACACAACTACAAATACGGCAGGTCATGTTTTTGATATGTTGTCAAATGGATTTAAAATGAGAAACACAAACTCTGCAAGAAACGCAAGTGGTGGCACATTCATCTATATGGCATTTGCCGAAGCACCATTTAAGTATGCAAACGCAAGATAATAGGAGACAATAAGATGGTTTGGAAATATGATGGCAGACAAATAAGAGTAGGTCGTGTTTGGACAGACAATGATGGCACTATGCACTCAGGAAGATGGGCTAATTGGGATGCCGATAGAAAAGAAGCAATGGGTGTTACATGGGAAGATGACCCTAAATCATATGATGGAGAATACTATTGGGGTTGGAACTCTGATGAAAGTGCTTTGCTACCTAAACCACTAGCAGGATTACAGGCAAACAAAGTTGCTTCAGCTAAATCAATGTCAGCAAGTACATTATCACAAACTGATTGGTATATAACACGTAAAGCAGAAACAGATGTAGCAATACCAAGTGGGATAACTGCATACAGAACAGCAGTCAGAACAAACTATACAGCACTCAAGACAGCAATTAACAATGCTTCTGATATAGATGAGTTAAAGGCTTGTTATGAAACAGTAGCAGGTGCATCACAGACAGCTAAAGAAATAGATGCAACATCATCTAGTGTAGTCAGTACCTCTGATAACACAATAACTAGTAATGGACATGGCTTTGTAAATGACGAGCAAGTTTATTATAGTGTAGGTCAAAATTCTGATAGTGAAAATACAGCAGTAATTGGTGGCTTGGTAAATAATACAACTTACTTTGTAATAGCAAGTACAACCAACACATTTAAGTTATCAGAAAGTCATAGTAACTGTGGAGATGCAGCAGTTGTATCACTAACAGGTTTATCAAGTGATGGCACAGCACAGACGTTTACATCGCAAGGTAAGCCAAGTGCAGGGCAGACATTCCCTGACAGTCGTATGCCTAAGTATGGAGTATAATAATTGAAAATGAGTATGCAACCTGAACTAAAAGTACAACTAGAATTAGATGCACACGAAAAAGAATGTGCCATCCGTTATCAAGCAGTCAATGATAAATTAGAAGCACTAGATAAAAGAATGTGGCGAATAGAAGCTATGTCTATGGTGGGAACTTTAGGCGTGGTAGCTTTGGTTGTCGCAATAGTAATGAAATAGGATTAGAGTATGGCAATAGATTTAGATACTAAAACCGAAGATTTAGCAGGGAAATTAGGAACTTCAGAAACTACAGTAACACCTATTACTCAAGGAGTTCAGGAAAATGAGCTATTAGGAACTCAAGGTCAAACATTATCGCAGACCGATATTCCAACTGTAGACCCTAAAACGTTAGACCCAACTACAGTAGGAACTACTGCTAAACCTACAGCAACCACAGATTTAGGACAGATAACTACTCCCGTTGCAGGATCAACAACTGCAATACAAGGGCAAACATTTACAGGTGCAACCTCTGATTTTAGTGCATCTGACTTAATTGATTTAGATGATATATCCGATGCAACTTTATCTGCAGGTGCAACAGCAAGTCCTGCACAAGAAGCTTTAGATGAAAAAGCTACTGTAAAGTATCAACTAGAATCTTTATTGGGTGGTATAGAAGATGGAGAACCCCTACCTGCTTGGGCATCTCCTGCGGCTAGAAAAGTTACAGCTATAATGCAACAAAGAGGGTTAGGTGCATCTAGTATGGCTGCCGCAGCTTTGACACAAGCTGTTATGGAATCAGGTATATCTATTGCAGCCAGAGATGCAGGTGCGTATGGAAATATACAACTTAAGAATTTAGATAATAGGCAACAAGCAGCCTTGCAAAATGCGTTACAAGTTGCTACAATGGATAGACAGAACGCTGATGCTAGAACTAAAGGTGCAATAAGTAATGCTCAGGCACTTCTGTCCATAGATGTAAAAGAACTTGATGCCCAACAACAATCTAACGCTATTAAATACAACGCACTAGCTCAGTCAGCTTTAACAGAAGCTGCCGCTGAAAATGCTAGACAACAGTTTAATGCTAAAAATGATTTGCAGGTTGAAGAATATTTTGCAGAGTTAGGGGTTCAAGTAGACACAGCTAATATAAATAGAGATGTTGCAATTAAACAAAACAACATAAATCAAGAAAATTCTTTTGCAGAATTTAACGCTAGCATGAAAGATCAACGTGAAAAATTTAATGCTAATATGAGAAACATAATTGATCAATCTAACACTAAATGGCGTAGAGAAACAAACACAGCAAATACTGCAGTACAAAATGAAACTAACAGAATAAATGCACAGTTAATGTACAACATGAGTTCTACTGCAATGAATGACTTATGGCAGAAGTACAGAGACAATGCTACTTTTAACTTTACAGCGTCTGAATCAGAACTGCAAAGAAAACATGAGCAGGTAATTCAAGCGTTGGAAGCCGCAGCAAATGCAGATGCTTATTCTGCAGCCAATAAGACAACGTTAGCATCAAACATTATTAGAGTAATAGGAGCTTGGTAAATGCAATTTATAGATAGTGTTCTTACAGTTCTTTCTGTAGTTAAAAAGGGAGCAGAAATTGTAAATGAACTTAGTGACAAAGATGAAAGTTTAGGCTTTGCTCAACCTAAGAGAGTTGATTTAGGTTCTAACTTAACTGCAGCTAAAGCACCTTTGAGAGAAATGGAAAATCCTATAGGTATGAGGTTACCTAATATAGAAACAGCCTACCGATATTTTTCAAACAATCTTGCAAGAGATACTAACTTTAGAACACTACAAGGTGAAAACTACGTTGCCAGAAGAAGAAAAGCTACTCCTGCTACAATGACTGTGGCAACAGATGCAAAAGTCAAAGGCTTTACAGCATCATATAAAACAACTGGCGTACCAACATCGTAAGGTAACATAATGGATCAAATACAAACACAGACTAATGTAAGGTCAGGGTCTATAGAAGCAAAAGACCCCTTTGCACAATCTATTCCCGGAACATCACTTACAGTCGATAATAAAAAATGGGCGTGGGGTAATCCTCCTGAGAACTCTGATCCAGAAGTTGTACTACAAGAAGCATCAGATAGGCTAGATGATCCTAGATTTAGAGAAGACATGATGAAGTTACTACTAGCAGGGGTATCAATAGAACACATAGTAGAGACTTGGGTCATTGATGGATTTGAAAGTGGTAAATTTAATTTAGATGTAGGTATGTTAACGAAAGGACCTTTAGGGGTTTACATAGCATATATAGCTGAAGAAGAAGATGTTCCCTATAGGATGTTTGAAAAAGATGATGGTGGCAGAAATGATAATCGTGTTGATGATGAGTCTTTCTTTATGCTTATGAAGGATAACAATCCTACTATGTTTGAGACTTTGAGAGAAGGACTAAACAGCACTTTAAGAAAAGGAAAATAGATGAGTATTTTTAGTGATATGCTAAGTGGCAAAGACCCTGTAGGGTTTGGTCTTTTAAATGGTAGCATGGAAGTTTTTGTAGCAGGTAGAACTGCAGAAAAAAAACAAGCAAGAGAAGCTGCTAAAAAAGCAGTAGAGGTAAAAGAAGCCAATCAGCAGACTTTTGTTGACTTAATAAAAGATAGCCAAGAACTTTCTTCAATAGCATTAAATAGTCCATATTTTAAAAATAGGATGGTAAATTTAGCTAAGACAAATCCAGATTTGTACAACGCTGTAGCAATTAAATCTTTAGGTGCAAGAGAAGTCACACCTTACAATGAAAAAATTATAACACAGGCTTCTGGAAATTCAACATTTGCAGCAAATTTTATAGCTAGTAATGGTGATTACTTAAAACAAAACCCTAACCTTGCTAGAATTTTAAAAACGACTGCAGCTTCTCCTACTTTAACTGAAGGACAAAACAGAATACTATCATCTGTTAGAACTAAACAAGACGCTGTAAACTTAAGAGATAGTTATTTTCCTGTAATAAAAACTAAAGAATCATTTGAAGGACCTTTAAGTGTTACAATAGATGGGGGAAGACCTGTTGATACTAAAACAGGAAAAGAAATTACAGGAGACTTAACAGAGTACAGGGATGGCAACCCAACAAAAAACTCTTTATTCTGGGTATTAAATGCAAGAGCAGAGCAGGAAGATGAGTTTGAAGGTTTATCCGATACAAATATAAACACTATGAAAGCTACAATTAAAGAATCAGAAAACCCTATTCAAACTGTGGCTAAATTAAAAGAAAGAATAGACCCTAAAGATGTTAAATCTTTATTCTTTTTGGAAGCTTTTAAAAGTGCATTTGCAAAAAAAGAAAATTCTACATTGACAGTAAGTCAAATACTTGAACAAGCTGTGACTATGACTTCCGATAGTATTAAAGATGACACCACTAGAGGTATGTTTGCAAAAGAAATACTAAACACTGCCGAAATTAAAAACTTAGCAGGTGGTGATCTTAACGCAATGTTAAATTCTACCGATAAAAAAGAACAAAAAAATGCTATGAATATTTTTGCTCTTAAGTCATTAGCTAATACAGTAGATAAAGTTGCAAAAGGTGAAGGCAAATCAGGAGTAACCTACGGTAACGTTACTTTATTTCCTGCAAAGATAACTGAGATAGGAAAAAATAGAGAGACAGCAGATTCATTTTTGTCAAGAATGAATAACTTAAACTTAAAATACAATGGTAAAGCAGTAGACATTAAAGGTTTCTTAGAAGTATTACCTGAACAAGAAAAAGCTATGCTTATATCAGATATAACATCAACTATGAAAAACCATAATACTTTAGTTACGCAAAGGACAGTAACTGATAGTGGAAAAAAGTTTCAAGAAAGACCAATTGATTACAGAATAAGTTTTCCTGCACTGTATGAGATACCAGAAATAAAAGCGTTTATACACGGGCCACGTTTAGGTCAACCTCCAGAGGGATTTAGCCTTGAAAATAATAATATAGCAAATGCTCAAACTAGTGATGGAACAGAAACAGGTAATCCTCTTCCTGCTAATCAATTTAAATTAAAGAATGAAGATACTGTTACGGTACAACCTGAAGTTGTACAATTTGCAAATGCAAAAGGGTTTAGTAAAATTTCTGACATGCTAAAAGATGACGGGTACTTTGAAGCACTAGAGGGGTCAGGTGGATTCAGAGCTAATATGAGTGGTGTGCTAGAAGGCAATAACAAAATATTTAAAGCCAGTAACGCTATTATTAAACAAGTTCCTAACATTTCAAACGTTGCTATGCTAAGACAAAAAGACTTTGCATCTATAGCTCGTACTATCATTAATCAAAATATTGACGATGATGCCGATGTATTTCAAGTAATATCAACTTTGATGAGTGATGATTTTAATATACAAAAACAAGCTGGAACACTAGGTTATTCTCAAGAACAGATTGATGCTGCTATACAAAGATTGAGTAAAGGTCAATTAAATGCAGATGATTTAGCAAAACAAAATAATAATTTAAACGCTTATGTTTCCACCTTAAATAGTGCTATTAATAATATAGGAGTACAAGGTGACAGAAACAATGCAGCAATAGCTCTTGAAAATATTGTAACTGATTTATATTCATCTCAAACTGGTCTTATACCATCTACTATAGGATTTGTTCTTGAAAAATTTCAAGGTGATAACTTTGAAAGAGATCAAGGTCAAAGAACTGTAGATAGTATGAACTCTGCGTTAAAAAGATTAACAGCAGACTCAAGATTAACAAAGGACAGAAGAATTAGTAGTGCAAAGTTAGCGTCTAATTTAATAACAATAGCGTATCAAAGAGCAAAAACTTTAGACCCTAATGGTAGAATATCTGACAGAGACTTTAAAGCTGCCCTAGAAAGTATTGAGTCTTCATTTTTTGCAAGTAATCAAATTACAAAAACTTTGTTAATAGGTTTTAAAAATGATGTTGAAGCACAGTTGACAATAAATGAAAATCTTCTAGAGGTGTTTACAAACACATCAACAGATAATAGCACAGCCTTATTAAAGAAAAATATTCGTGCTATACGTGCAGTTCCTGCTTTTAAAAGAATAAGACAAATGATTAGTTCTATAAATAACGTCAAAGAATATAGAGATAGATTTACAGAAGGTAACAAAATACCCAGTAATTTTTCCCTTGATATAGTACAAAGCCACAATACAAATCAGTTAGGTATATCCTCAGAGTTACAAATATATCAAGTGGTGCGAAAAACCAACACAAGAGACCCTATAGCTGTAGGTCTACCTGTGTATACAGATAAAATGGGAAAAATGTTAACATCTAAGGAATTAGCAGAGAGAGGTTTTAGACCATAATGGCAACAGTTGTAGATTATCTAGGAGCAGGCCCTGAAGTTTTACAAAGTGATATTGTATCTAACAGGTTTCCCAGTGGCAATGATGGTGATCCTAAAAGAAGCATAGTAGATTTTCAGGCAGAAGAAGCAGGTAGCGTTGAACTTAACCCTAGAGAAGTGCAGGAAGATGTTTTTAAAAAAGCTTTGAATAAAGAAGTTGATGTTAATTCTTTTTTTCAAGGCCCTAACAAAATAGATTCTACTGTAATTGAAAACGCTTTAAGTGCTAACGAAGCTTTAAACCTTGCTGCTTCAGCTAATCAAGTTCTTCCTAATGCACAACAATTAAATGAACAGATTAATTTGTTTAAAACAAGTTATGATAGGTCTGTACCTACTAGTGACACGTTATATCAGGGAGTTAAGGAAACAGGTTCGTTTCCTATAAACGTTGCTACAGGCGAAGTAATGATGCCTGATAATATTAAGTTTGTTGAAAGTGATCAAAATACATTTATGAAGAATGTGTTTCCTAACAATAGAACTATCTTAGAAGATAAAGCTAAGGTTGAAGGTAAATTCATAGAGTGGTCTTCTACTCAGCCTGAAGCACCTGCAGACCCAAAAATACTTAAAGCAATAGCTAGAAGATTTAACCCTACTTTGGGAGCTAACCTCGCTAGGAGAACCTATGAAACTGTTGGATTTTTAAAAGAGGGTCTTGCTTTTTATCTTCCTGAGTTAGTTGAGGGAACTGCTAAGATGCTGTTGCCCGATTCTATTTTTGACGAACCTAGAGATACATTTTTTTCTGATACAATGGAAAAAGAATTAGCACAGTTTAGAAAAGATGGTGCGTTTGGTCTTTCACAATTGCTACCTGACACAGACAGGCATAGGATACTTAACGATCTAATACGTGATGATATTAGTAAAACTATGAGTCCTGAAGAATTTGAACAAAGAGGTTATAATGAAAAAATAACCGTTGATGGAATAGAAGTATTTAAAAAGAATTTTGTAACTCCTAAATTTGCTAGTCAAGTGTTTGAATATGCAATAGATGAAATGGGATTTTTTAATCAGGTAGCCACATTTATAGCAGAAGGAGGGGTAGCATTTAAAGCTTTAACTGCTCCTGTTATTTTAACAAAAAGAATATCAGATGGTATAAATGGTACACAAAGAATACTACATAAAAGAAAATATGGTTCATCAAATGTGCCTTTTGTAAAAGATACAATAAACAGTCAAGTGGCAAGATCAAAGTCGTATGCCCTTACTCACGGTGTAACTGTAAAAGATGCAGCAAAAGAAATAGCTTTGATGAATACTAATGAAGGCAGGCTTGCTAAATTTTCTGCTAACAGAATAGCTAATATTGTAAATAAAAGATTTAATTACGAATCTGTTAAAGATAAAACTAAAACTATACAGACTCAAATAGATGAAAAAGGAAGACTTCTTACACAAGCACGTTTGTCTAAAAATTCTACCTATGCAGATAAATTAGCTGATGAATTACGTACACTAAAAAATAATAGAAACTATCAAATGTATAAAATAGCAGGTGCAAACGCCCTGCTTGTTGGTCTTAACCCTAGACAGGATTTAACTATAGGTATGGTTCAAGCTTCGGGTAGAACTGCATTTGCAAGCTCGGATGGAACAAGAGATGGCTCTATGGGGGAGGGTGTAGCTGTCGCAGGTTATTTATTATTTGGTGGAATTAAAAAATTATATAACTATCAATCAGGAATTAAAATACCACTTGTTGAGGATTTTGTACAAAACAGAGCTTTTCAGGCTAAGATAGGAATAGAAAGTATTGCTGACATACTACTACTTGGCTACGGAAAAGGTATGTTAGTCAATCCAGATTTAAGCAGTTTAAATAGCTTAAAGGGTAAGCTAAATATAAGCGTTACAGGTATAAGAACTATTGATCAATTTACAAAAAACGCTTTGGGATTACCAAAATACCAATCAGACGCAATTATAAAAAATTTAATGGAGTCCGTTCAAGACATACATCTTATGACTAAGGATATACCTGAACAGTTTAGAAAAGGTATACAAGATAAACTAGTTTTAAGTTTAGCAGACTCAGCAGGAATAAACGTTTTTCACGGGATATCACAGGTCTTAAGCTTAGAGCAACTAGGGTATAAAAAAAGAGATATTCTTAAGTTTAGTAAAAATGTTAAGAGAGCTATGGATGTTCAAGATTTTGGGGAAGAAAGAATTAAAAATTTTTCTGCTGTTGCTGATGGTCTTAAGGCACAGATACTTGAACTAGAAAATTCAGCAACAGTTGCACCTGAAGTTATAGGCAGATTAAGAACAGTAGCTCGTCAATACGAAGAGACTGCTAAGAATCAACAGCTAATGTTTGACCAATCTGTACAATCAGATATTGTAGACATTGACAATTTCCTTACTGAATTATCTAACCCACAAAATGAAGAGATACTTAAAATGTGGACTTCAGGAAAAAACGTTGACAACGGTTTAGCTAAACTTTTTGAACTTAGAAATAAAGCAGAGACGTATCTAACAGGGCGACTTGCCAGTGGTACTAACGTAGAAATTATATATGAAGCAAAAGATAAATTAGTAGATTTAGCAGGGGGTCTTGTAGATGCTATAATAAAAACTAACAAGAGATTGGAACTTACCTCTAATCAAGCTTCAGCTATAGATAACTCAAATAAATCTATAAAAGCATTAACAACAATAATAAGAGAGGTATCTAACTCTAAAATTGAAACTGCTTACAGCCGAATAGACCCATCACAGTCAATTGATTTTGTAAACACAGGTGATAATATAGTTACTATGTTCCAAGATTTTGCGGCAGGGTATGGTACGGATATATCTAAGATGACTAATCTTGATACGTCTCCTCTTTTAGGAAGTTCGGCAGGATCACAGTTGTTAAGAAATCTTGAAAAGGGATCAAAACGTGGTCTTATGAGAGTATTTAATGATTCTGATATTCTTGATATAATGAATAAACAGCTAAATAAAGATGATACCCCGTTTGAATCAGGTGATGATCTTTACAAATATTTTAAAGATGAAGCACAATCAAATTCTGCAATCAGAACTAAATATGGCTTGAGTGAAAATGATACCATGAGTAATTTTCAAATGCTACAATACATGGTGCAAAATGATAAGTTAGCTTTTAATGCTGACGACTTTGGATTCTTAGCATCCCCAATAGAATTTGAAAAACTACGACAATCATTTCAAGTTTTCTCAAAAGATAGTAACTCTACTTTGCGTTCTTTAGGTGTACGCATGGTTAATTTAATTGATCAAGATTTTAAACTTTGGGGTCAATCTGCAAACGTTGACACCTACAATGACGTTATTAGAGCAAGAACTATAGCAAGGCTTGAAAAACAAAGGTTTGATAAAAATACTATAGGAGATCAAATAGATCAAGTAGCAAGTGGTAGTCCTATTAAATTTTTAGGGATAGATGGTAAAGAGACAACTATAACTAAAAGTAGCATAAATAAAATATTTGACCCTATGATAAATGCTATTATTAAACCTAGTGATACAACTAGATCATTTGTAGAAAGTGAAATGGATAGGTTTATATCAACTTTTGCATCCACATCAGACACTCTACCAAGTAACATATTAGTTAAAGATTCAACAGGTAAATTTCAAAACCCATCAAGCCAACAGATAAGTGGTATGGTAAAGCCTGTATTTGATTTAACTCAAAAAGATGGAGTTGCAGGGTTAAAGGCATTAAGTGAAACATTACAATCATTAATGTATAGCAAATTTATATCTACTAAAGGTATGTCTAATGTAGCCGAACAAATAAAAAATGGGGATACTCCTGACGTAACACAGATGACTCTTGGAAATTTAAGAACAAAAGATACTGAAGGATTTAATCTACCTAAAGCAGTACCTCTTCCTACTCAATTTAAAAACTATGAAGAATACATTAGTGCAATGGAAGAACTTATAACAGTAACTGTAAGAAAAGTTAACAAAGAAACTGGTGAAATTGAAGAGATACCTATGCCAGCTTTTAATGTTAGGGATATGATAAGGTCAGAGGAACACATAACTAACACCATAATGTCTTCTAAAAATTTTAAACAGACACATAAAGAATTTGTAGATTTAGTAAAAAAAGAAAATGAAGTTGCTCAAAGTGCTACAGTTAAATTATTTCAAGCAGAACAAAGTGAAGTTTATAAAAAAAGTAGATTATACAAAGAGAACATGACAGGTGAATCTTTTTTTAATGATGTAATAATGAGAGGTGATCCTAACTCAGTAGACATATATGTATCCGATATAAACAGATTAGTTGATGCAGGTGAAATGACATTACAACAAGGTCAAAAAGCTTTACAAGCTCTTGTGGTAGATGTGCTAAGGGCATCAGGACAGGAGAGCAAGAACGGTGCAACATTTAAATTTTATAATGGTCAAAAGATGCCTATAAGTTCTTACCAAACTCCCGAAGTTCCATTTGCTTTATTGACTGCGTTTGATGATTTAGCAAATGATGGCACAAAGACTGCCTTATCTTTTTCCTCACAAAAATTTAATGCTCTTATGGATGCAGCAGGCGTAACTGAAGATCAAAAAGAAGTTCTTATAGCAATGTATAGACATTCAACAAAGACAGATGCCCAAGCTGTTTTAAAAAGAGCCAGCCAAAGTGGATCAAAATTAGTAGGTCCTAATCCCGGATTTACATTAAACAACACTTTATCTAAAGCCTTTAACATAGCTAGAGGTATGGTTAGTAAAGAATATGTAATGGCAGAAATGGCTATAAGATATGCGGCCTTAGCTGATGGTGCGATACTTAATACTATCTTGAATGATGAAAGAGTGTCAAACACTATTCTTAATTTGATGAATGATCCTACACGAGTGTTAGAAGCCGATGCTGATTACTTTGTACGAGCAATGATAAAATTCTCAGCCACTGCTCTTAAAAATGTAACACAATTAAACCACGATAATATGTACAAAGAAGAAGACTACTGGCGATCTGGAGGGGTTGTATACCCTAAACAAAAGAAACAATTAAACTAAGGAGAGAGACTAATGAAGATGTATAATAACGGACAACGTAAAGGTATGATGTATGGTGGTGGCGTAACCCCAAGAAAGCCTATGATGTACGGTGGCACGACCCCAAAGAAAATGAACATGGGTGGACTTGCTGGTGAAAACAGACAATCATCTGCAGGTCAAGCAGGCATGATGAACCCAATGGGTAGCATGACTGAGAAGAAGAAGTTCAGCATGGGTATGATGTATGGTGGTCAGGCTAAGTTGGACATGAACAAAGATGGTAAGATATCA